CTGGCATGATTGGAAATACGAATTGAGCGCCTGTAGCTGCAGTTAGTGTAACGCTAATGTCTGTGTCTGGAGCGGTTTCAGCCGCAGTCCATAGAGCCTCACATACTGAGTTGGCCTTACCCCAGTCTGCTAACATGGAAAGCGCAAAAGTGCCTTCGATGTTAGTGGTCTTGTAAGCCTCGCCATCGAGTGTCTGATAAGTTTCGCGTACGTTGGTCTTTGTGAGTACTGCTGATGTTGCTTGTGCTTCGATATCTGTTCCACCTGAGAAAGATAGAGAAATATCGCGCCCTGTGATTACTACGGTTGCCATATTGTTGTCCTTTAGTTTGTTTGTGTGTAGTAGGTGGAAACTCTGATATCAGCCACTAGAACATTAGATGGCCCTACTTGAGTTACCGTGGGTTTTTCGATTGCTCCGATTGTGTACCCTGCTGGGATGACTTTCAGAACGCTTATTATTAGTTGCTCGAGATTGTCGAGCGATGCAGGGTTGGAGTTATAAGCAACCGCAACCGAGATCACGAGATTAATTTTTGTGTGAAGTGTGCTTTTATTAATTGTTTCTAGTTCTAAATAAGGTGAGTCTGGGACTGTCACTACGAAAGGAACCATAGGAGCCTCGGGAACGTAGGCGTAGACGTTGCCAGCAACTGTAGCAAAGGCCGTCGCTAGTGGTTGGCGTACTGTGTCAAGAATGGTCGATGCTGGCATTACTGCACCATAGAATCGGTGTCTATGAACGCCCCTAGGAGCCCTGACACTCTATTGAAAAGACTGCGGCCTAAACGATATGGGCTCACCTGGGTAAAGTCGATTCCCTCGATCTGCCCACCTGGAGCGATACGAGATTGAAATACTTCTACCGATACTGCAAGGACTGCCGATTCGACTGCGCTATTACCGACGTAAGTAGCTGCGCCGGACAATGTAGCCAAGCCTGAAGGAATGACCTTGCGCTCTGTAATATCTGCGTTAGTAATGGCTACTGTAAAAAAGCCATTAAATTCTCTGTATGAACCATCTAAGAATATGCGTGAGTTAGAGCGCAGAACGAATGAATCGTAGTCTAGGTTACTTGACTCTAAAATTGTAAAGGTGCCGTTAAATGGAGCGCCGACGCCAGTAATGACTACGCTCTGATCTACTCCGAAGTTATTATCGCCAAGAACATAATATGTTGCGATGTTATCTTGAAGCGCCACGACATCGATTGGGCTTGAGTATTTAACTAGCATTGGCAAGATTACCGACTCAGCCGTGTCGATTACATCTGTTAAATAAGCATCGTTATAAAGGGACGTAGAGACGCCAAGAATAGACCGTAGTTCAGATACGGTTACGATTGTTGCCATCTCTACATCCTCTCTATTAAACGACTGGGGGAGCGATCGGGAGCAACCGCCCCCCCATGATTAGTTTGTGACTACGCAACCATCCAGCGATAAGCGCCAGCGCCTAGCTTGGTGGCCGTGGCTCCGTATCCGTAGTATCCGACCTCGACCTGACCTGTTGAAATAAGGTTGGTCTGAAGTGATAGACGTGGTGACTCATACCAGGTGTATGCCTCTGGGTTAATGACGATCATTGTGTTGTCGCCAACGCCTGATCCATCTGTCAATGCGCGTGATACGCGAAGGTTTAGCCCAAGTAGGTTTCCGCGAACTGCGGTTGCAGTTAGGTTTCCGCCAGCATTCTGTGGGTTGATTGTCTGTTGGAAAATTGGACGGTTTGCAGTATCGACCAAGCCCATGAGTACGCCCCATTGTTCTGGAGATACGACGATGTTCTCAGCGAACCCGAGTGTGCCCTTGTAGATTGACACTGCTGCATCTGATACGAAGTCAGCCGCTAGCGCACCTGTTGTGAGTGCTGCGCGGTTTCCGCCGTCTGTTCCGCCGTTGATAAGCGCGGTTCCGACTGCTGTATCTGTAGCCTTTGCGTATGCAAACTCCATTTGACGAACGAGCTCTGCAAAGAACGCAGGAGATGAACGATCAAGAAGCTCTAAACTGAAGGTCTGACGTCCAATGAACTTCTGAACATTTACAGTTACGAACGCTGCGTTCTGATCTGTCTCAGATGGTGCGCCACCTTCAGATGCTACTGCAACTGTTGGAGCAACTGTGATCTTTGGAATCTCAAAGGACATGCCAGCATCAGGCAATACTCCACGGCTTACGCTTTCAATAAACGGTCTGTCAGCGTTGCTGATTCCGTTAATAACTTCTGTTAATTGACGTGTTGGAATAAGTCCAGCGTTGTCTGTTGTGTCTGCTGCTGCTGCGACGTACATCTTTGATGTTTCGTTGCCGAGCTGAGCGCGGACTGAGTGCTCGAGATAAGAAGCCTTATCAACGATAGGGTTACGAACTGTTGTCGAAATATAAGGTGCAGTTGCAGCCTTAACTTCGACTCTTGCAGCCTCTACCGTTTCTGCGGCAGGAGCGACTTCTGGAACGGTAGTGTCTGACACTTGTTCTCCTTCTGTGGTTGATTGTGTTTCTTCCTGAGATGGCTCAGAAATCTCTGTATCTACGGCCGCTACTTTTTCGACCTCGGCGCCTGGGATTGCACCGTCTGTGACGAGGCTGACCTCGATTAAGTTGGATGCGCTAATAGCCATTACGCCATCCTCGTTATCCCACTCTGCAACCTCTACACCCACGCTAAAATCAGAACGAAGCCCAGTTGCTGCCTCTTCAAGGGCGTCATTACCGGCGGTTGTTTTGGCAATACGAAATTCTGCCGTGATGCCCATGTCATCTTTTTCAAAACTGATCATTTTTCCCAAAGGTCTAGTTACATCATGTTGTAGAACTAGCTTCAGGTTTTTGGCCATTGTAATCGAATCTTCTTTGAACATGGTGCGCCCGGCGGAAGTGCTACCTTCTGCGTTCCATGACACGATACGGCCTGCGATAATGCGGGACTCTGTATCTGCCGCCGTAATGGCGTATGGCATTGTTATTTTCATTAATTGCCTCTCTCATTATCAATTAAATCTTCTTCGCGTTGAATTTGCTCGACACTCATAGCGCCGATGCGGTTAAGGATCTCGTAGACCTGTGCGCGTTGTAGCGCGTCGGTGCGTAGGAAGTTATCTAGGTCGAATCTAATCTCTCCTGTTGAAGCAATAAAATCTCCCATAGAGAGCCTCTGCTCAATGGCAGTTAAAATCGGCTTCATGGAGAAGTCGATAAGTGAACGCCTCTCCGATACTGAGTTGGAGTAGGTCATGCTCGATGCTTCGGCGCTTACGAAGTATGCAGGAAGGTTGCAAGCGCGAGCCAATTCCAGAGCGACATATTGGCGAGCCTCATTGAGCTGCAGTTTGGCTGGATCGATGCCCAACGCTTGCAATTCGACATCGGCATTTAAGAACGCAGTAGACTTGGTAAGACGAGCGGTACGCCATGATTCGAGAAGTTTAGAAATACGTTCTGCCGGTAAGTTAGTGCCGTTGGACTTGAGAACCTGTAAAGGTACTGGCTCTTTAGCGAAAGTTTCTGCGGCTTGTTCTAGCGCGTGAGCTGCGCGAATTGTGCGACCTGCGCGGTTAAGAATTCCTTCATCAAGTCCGTAAAATACTACGAGAGAACCAACTCCAGCATTAGGAACGATTGATCCATCTACTTGATAGCCGACTATCTCGGTCTGATTGTTATTAAGTTTAGGTGTTACGCGATCAGGTGCTACGCGAGTCCATGCGCGAACTCTTCCAGTCTCACCATACTGCTCAAGGACTTGGCCATAACCAATTCCATGAAATAGTAAATCTTCCGCTAGCCATGCGTAAATCGCAGAACCAGGAACGCGAGGATCTGGCTGATTGATAACTGCCGGTACTGGCATGTATGAACCATCGAGCCGTGAATACTGTGTTAAAGGCAATCCTGCCAATGTGCTACATATGATATTGCGAGCTCTTGCGATTGTTGGTACTGCCATCGCTTGCTGACGGCTTGCTACTGATTGAGTAAATACGAAAGGGTTAAATGACGCGGTGTTATTAAACGGCGCAGGTGTAGAAGCCGCATCGACGGTA